ACTGCTTTCATTGTTTTATCATAGGCACTAAAGTCACCTGCTATAATTCCATCGGTTCCAAAACAAGTCAGGTACTGATAAACATCATCCCATTCAATGGAATCAACATTAATACCAACAGCGTTCTCGAATGTATAACGATTGTTCTGTATGAATCGCACGGCTGCTAGATAATATTTTCTTGTAATGAAAGTACTATCAATTGAAGCCCCACAAAAAATTCGCGTTTTCTTGGCTTCAGCTTTAGCAAAAGAAATAGGTTCATCTTTCAAATGTGCCTTGTATAAAAAGTGATATCTTTCACCTCGTTTATAACATTCAATTGCTTCATTTATACGACCTTTCAATTCATCATTCAAATCAACTGGATCTAACGTTTCACCAATAGGCGGAATGGCATGCATCATTTATTTCTTGCTTTTGTTCCATGGTGGACCTGCTGATGTGTTTCTATTAATTTTATCAATATACTTTACACCAGGTGCTCCATTGATTGTTTCAAAGTCAGTCAAAATATGTACTTGTTCTTTTAGCATTTCCATATCGATACTCCTAAGGATCTCCTTCTTGAAGCTCTCCTTTACAATATCTAAAATGTCTGTTCTAATAGGTGAATCACATTTAACCATGTCCAATAAACCATTACGCCACGGCTCCCAACCTTTCATCACTGGTTTAGTGACTTTGGGTATGAAGCCTAGTTCCTTAAAACGTTCACTAAGCATTGTTGGCTCCACTCGGGTTTTGGGTTTTGTCCTAAACTTTTCAGTGGATCCATACACATAAGCCGAACCAGTTTCTGCAAATCTGACGACTGATCGTTTACTCAAATCTCCCAATTCGAAGGAAGCGGTTTCAGATTGTAGCCGAGGATAACCTTCACTTATAGAGTTATCAAAGCGCTGTTCGCAAGCTCTAATTTCCTTTTCCGTGAACCTCACTGCTACTGGTCTGTGCTTATCAGCCAAAACGCAGTGCATACCTGCAATCACAAAACCAAGTTCTGTTTCCAATACCAATGGTGCTCCACAATCTCCGTATCTCGTTTGTTCTCCTGATTTCATTTCAATACCACGCTCCATATTAATGTTGCATTTTGGAAATCTTACATCAGTCAAATGTTCACAACCTTTAAAATTGTTTACACTCAATTTACCATCAAAGTCTCGCACTTGGAGAAAACCAGGTGCTTTTGCTTCAAAGGAGTCCTTAATAAGATATTTCCGCAGATCTTTCTTGGGTGGTAAACATAAAATTTGCACAAAAGCTAAATCGTTGGTTTCATCAAAAAACAGTATATCCTTTTCAGTTAAACATGTTTTGACATTACCATTTATGCCTGTTGTATCTGCACACTGGATTATTTCAAACAAATAATTCATCCCCAATTCAATAAAGTGGCGATTAACAGCATAGACATGACCATAAATACAAAAAGCATTATTCTTATGTGTATAGGCTCCTGCTGTCACATTAATGCGAACAATATTTCTACCAATTATACGTTGGAAATCATCTCGTGTTAACCCATTCGATGATAGACTAGCCGGCATCATATCATAAGCTGTAAGCGAATAATCACTCTTATACCATATGTCCTCACGTTCATCTTCTGTCTTTGTGGTGCATTCTTTACCACTTTCCTCAGTAAAACTCTGAGTCTCTGAGTATCCTTTGCACATTTTGTAAACAATTAAGCATGTCGTAGCAACGGCTGCTATTAAAATCAACTTTTGAGGCCGCGTTAATATCTCTTCTGCTCTTCGGCCCAAATGGGCCATGAAAACCCTTGGATGTACAAAACCATAACGATTAACAATGTAAAATCGTTCTGCCATGCGCATCCAAAACGTTCCCCAGAGGTGATTAACAAAATAGCTTGCTAGAATATCTCTCACACCCCATAAGGCTGAGAATCCCAAACCAATCGATAGCCACATCTTAAACATAATGCGCGCGTCGCTTTTTTCTGAGTAAGTTTGAACCTGGCATTTACACATCGAATAAGGCATACCACACATACACAGTTTAATATCCTGTAGTCGATGTAAAGATTTCAGCATTATTTCCTGGCTAGCATTATGAGCTTCAATTGCACCTTTATACCAACTGAGAAAATCTTGGAGACTAGCCTCTTCTAATAAGACAGTCTCCTTACCTAATCTTCGTCTTCGTTCTACTGCACTACCTGCAATAGGTTTAACAGTTGAAACACTCCACGTCCAATAATCCGGTAGTTCACCTGCTTCGGCCATAGGCACCTTGGTTGAATCCAACGTAATAGCGCCTTCGTGTCTATATTCAGGCTTAACGTGAGCGGTAACAATAAAAGGAAATCTCCTCTGTGCTGCGCTCGGACAAGAAAAATAATGATGTGCATTCAAATTGCGAGTATTTGTCGTACCAATTACAAGCTTAGCCTTTAAAGGCGTTCTTCCTTTGTTTTCAAGCGCTGCTTGATTTGGCACATATGGGACTGCGTTAATAATTTGTAAAAACTCCATACAAGAAGGATCACCCCCCATGGTTGCATCAGGTTTCATAAATGCTATATCATCTAAAATCACTGTATGCATAAAAGTTGAAAAATTATCCCAAAATTCTGCAAAAGCATTTTTAGTATATCTATAAGCCGGACTTGGTCTAAGACCATTCAGCTGTGCAAAATACACGCATAAAATATCCAGAATTGTTGTTTTCCCAATGCCAGAATCACCTTCCACTAATAAGGAAAATGGAACTTCTCTTGGTTCTCGTGCTCGTCGTTTGGTATTATAATCTATTTCCATAACTTCCAATTCCGAAAAAATTTGTTGGAAATGGAGTCTATCAGATCGAGAAAAATTTTTTGAAAATCGTTTAATTGCTTTTCCTTTTTCAATTAAATCACTCAAATCAGCTAAGAATGAGCTCTCAACAAAATTAGGGTTTTGATCTACATCACGCAAAATCTTACGGAGTTCATAAACTTTTTCATACCATTCCGTGTAATCACTAGAGTTATGCAAGATCTTTTCAAATCTCCCAGTGTGGTAAATTTCGTACCCTTTCTCACCAATGAATGTTATAGTATCCAGTAAGACATATACAAAATCGACATTACTAGAATGTTTCCTCCTCAGAGTAACTTCTTCCAGTTTAGTATAACCACATGATTGAAAATTAATACCCACATCCAAGTGGGAAATTTTACACAGAGTAAAAATAATGAATCTCTTTATCTTGCAATAGATTTCACTTTCTTTTATCTTGTCATAGTTGCCCAAGAATAAGCGAAAATCCCTCAAAGTTTCAACACTCTGAGTTTCAGATTCAGAATCGGCATCCATCGGATTTTCATTGAACAAGCGCTGGAAGTAGCTTATAAAATCACTCTCAGCTACTTGCGAATAGATTGATCGTTCAGATATCATTTGATAGAAACCCAAACTCGCAAAAAATATATCAATGATGTTTTTACTCCTTTTCAAACTAGCTGCGTACCATAGCAAAGACTCAAAAAACTTCTTATCTTTATCAGGAACTTCATTCAAAAACGAAAAAGATTGCACTTCTTCAGTTTCAGAAATAGTCTTGAAGCGGTTACCTTTTGCTAAGACATCACGAATCGCCCTTTTGCGTCTCATATCATGGTTAAATTCAACATATTGGCTATAACCATAGTGGCCTAACCAATTCAACATTAAATATCGACCATAGAGCATGATAAACAACCGCACTAAATGCATTAAATCGAGATAATGAAAAGTATTATCATAAGAAATATACATCAGCATAAATTCATTAAAAATAAACATGATCACTTCAAGTTTTGCTAAATACATTATGTACTCAGTTTTGGTCATAACATCCATACTTGCTGGTTCGTTCTTCCATTTAAAATTATTTTTTATATCCTCAATGTGTTTAATTATATAAGCAAAGCCTACACAATAATTCACATGTCCAAAGCTTTCCATAAAATTGAAAAACTGGACACCAACAAAGAAGACTATAATTAAGGAATATAAGAGAAAAGGTCCATCACCCGCATTGTTAGAAGAATAAGCAACTCCAAGTTGTATTGTTCCGTCCGGGTTCAAGAAAGCCTTATATTTGTCAAGATTTTTTAATCTCATCAAACGTTGTCGTGATTCATATTCCATTTGGAGTGTAACACAAGCAAACATCATGGAGGTGGCTCGAATTTTATCTAGCACAGAATACCAGTGATTCATCTCAGCCCTACTTTTTGAATGGAAAACTTTATAGGTAACATTAACTAACTCCCTATAAAACAAAGTTCTATACGGGGAGGGACCTTTATGATAAGTTTCCATCTCACTATTAATATATGGGCGTGTCATGCGAACTACAGCCTCATGATTAATAAAAGCAGGACCATCACCAGCATTATTCGATGAGTATTCCACACCTAATTGTGTGGTTTGATAATTATCCAATAGACAATCATCAGGCATAACTAAATCCCAAAAATGGGATTCAATTCTTCGATCTATAAAAGATCCGATATCACAATAATCTTCTTTGACTTCGTTTTGATGCAATAGACTCTGGGCCATTGTTGCAACAAAATGATGACTTTTAAACACTTCTTTACTGTTAATTGTCACCATAGTCGAATAAGAGATTTTTGAAGAAAAGGAGCTACTTTCAACTCCCAGAGTCAGATCATCTCCAGGTGATCAGCCTCCCCTCAAGCAAGAGATCGGGAACCTCGGTTTTACGAGAATTTCCTAACTAATATATAGCGTTCCATGACGAATGGAACATTAAGAATTGCGCATTCACAATATAAAAGCTATTCTATTACTATAAATTTTTATTTTATTTTTGTGACGGAATAAATCCATCTTTTATAAACGCATAATTATAAACATATAACATACAATAGGGGGAGAATAAAGCTTCTCTAGGCTAATCATATGGGAGAGTTAACCCTTTCCTTTATTTAACTCATAAACCATCGTATTTACATACGATGCAAAGATAAACATTCTTATTTCTATATAAATCATAATTGACACGTACATAAATATAACTTAATATTTCTATGCAAATGTGTGTATGGCGTATATAAAAATACCATAAATCATTGCACCTTACCTAAAAAGTGTAATTTATTCGTTAGCGTCGACTGCAAAAAACAGTCAC